CCCCCACCAGTACTAAAGGCTTTAACGCCTGTCAAACTCTCTGCATCTTGGTACATCATGTTCAACATTACCAATGCGGACTGAGGGATTTCAGGGTATCTATGCTGATATACACCAGAATGAGGGTCAATTTGCTGATTAAACTCGTAATCCTGTCCTGAATGAAACCTTACTTTGTTAGAAGAATCCAACATATTCTTAGCCATACCTGTCTGACTATTAGCACTTCTACCCAGTAAATCTACCATTCCTCGTGTTAATGCACCTACAATTCGTTGATTGTCTTCTAATAGTACGCAATCAGGTTCTCCGTAGATTGAATCTCTTAAAGGTAAGTAAGGAACAACTACAAAAGGAACCTTCTGGTCAGGGAATGGATTCTCTTCCATTCTAATTAATACATCACCCACCCATGTTGCTACTATAGGTGCAAGTAAACCATCACCATTAATATCCCAGAATCCCCAGTACTCATATGCTGTAATCTTTTCACGTGGTTTGTCTGAGAATCTAAATCCTCCAATGTCCTCAGCTGCATTCTTACTTACAACCATAGTTTCATTATTAATAGTAGCTTCTTCTAATTCCTTTAGATTCTTGTATCTACCATCTTTCTTTAGTTCGCTTAATGAAGTAACAAAACCATATATAACAAAGTTGGCTTTATCTAAATCTCCATTACATGTAGGGTCAATATATACATTAGCTAAGTCACATACTTCTAAAGTAGGTCTATTAACTACTGTTCTTTGAGCCTCTCTAGTATATTCATTAGTCAGCTGGGCATAAACAGGTACTCCATAATCTCGTGAGTATTCGGCAGCAGCCTTTAGCTCTGGGTCAATCATCTCAAAACTATCTGGATGTTTGTACCCTAACTCCATAGCCTCAGTAAGATTAGCCATACCTTCTTCATCCTCTTCCTCAATAGGGAAAAATTCAAAGTCGTATGCTGGCTCTTCTACCATCTTAGTTTCTACTTCCCAACCTGTCCTAATAATAACTGTGCCTGTGTCTACAGCTGACCTTACGTACTTATCAATGAAAGCTACCTTATTAATCTCAGTTTGAAACTGATTATTAAGAACCAATTCATTCTGTTTTGCTGCTTCAATATCTTCAAAGGTTACAGGTTTAATTCTAAACAAGTCCGCAGTAGATAAGAAAGGTTCACTCAGTGGAGCATAGCGCCACTCTGCTTGCTTACGGACTAACTGTGGTTGAATACTACTTCTACCTTTAACTTTAGGTATAGCTGACTTCCCTGTAACGTTATACACTCCAAGCCAATGGTCTACCTTACTCATCTGCGCAGAATGACTAGACTTAACAGCTTCAAAGTCTGCCTTAAGGTCTGTAATCTTTGGTTCATTTTTCCACTTAGTTAAACCTTTATCCTCTTCTGATTTATTTAAATTAATAATCTCTTTATTTGTTTCCATTGATTTCATACAAAACCTTTCATAGTGAAGCTATCAGCAGGGTCTCGTTGTAAGTCTCTATCTGCACCTTGTGCTTTTAAAGCTTGACACTCAGCTTCATACATTTGTGAGAACATCTGGATAGGATTAGTAGTTTGACCTCTAGGAGAATTACTAGACAATACAGAGAACATCCTAGAAGCCACATACAAACACAAGGCTTCCATGTACATGTTAGGTAAGTCTATAAATACTTCATAAGGGTCAAGATAAGCACCAGCATCTCCCTTCGTATGCATAGGAGCTCCACCTGCTTTATAGATAATTCTTAAAGTTCCTGCATAATCTTTAGGAACACCTAAGACATTATGAGCTTGAAGCGTAACATTAATACCATAACTATCTCCTTTTGGTTTAGCATTAGTATTATCTAGGTTATTAATAGTACATAGCTTCCCTTCATCATCATAGATTTCTAGAATAGCATTAATCTCTCCGACCATTACATAACCATCTATATATTTAGATGACTCCCTAATAGGGTAGCGTTCCACGCCTTTAACACATTGAATAACAACTTCCTCTTTACGGATTAAGAATCTCTTATATAGTTCAATAATCCCTGCATTAGTTAAGGCAATATACCTATCATATCCAATAGGCAATTCTGTATGAGCATCCATAAGTGATGAACCATGACCTGAAAGATACCCTCCCCTAAGCGTTTCTATTACATCGTAAAATCTCATGTTTTTTCCTTATACTATATATGTGTTAGGTACTGGTTCATTATAATCTATATCTTGAGCGTAAGCTCCAGTAGACTTATCAAAAGCTACAGGCTCCTCACTAGGCAACCATAGAGGCATAGAAGCCAACATAGATATAGTATCAGCAGCATCATCATGCTTACTCTTAAAGCCAGTAATGGCTACTAGTTGTAACTCTTCGACCATTTCTATTAACAAAGGATGATGTTTCAAATCTTTAGGTAAGAAAATCTTTCCCTGCTTAAACCAAGGTTGTACTACTTGGAACCTAGTAAACTTATTGGTAGTAGGTCTAATACCTATACCACTTCCTTTAGGGTCTTTAGCTAAGTTCAACCATACATTACGTCTTACCATCTCCTCATTAATCCAAGGAATAAAGCCTCCTTGCTGACCTGATACCTCAATACCTACAGAGATTGGTTTCCACTTACTAGACAACATAAACAAATCATTAATGTTACCTGACATATCTTGTCTCTTACATATACCATCTACTAGAAACCAGTCTCCATTATTATTAAGAGCCCATACACTTATCACTGAAAAGTCCGAAGACTGTTTCTCAGAGGTAGCAAAGTCAGTAGTTATATAAAAGTTAAAGTTACTCTTATTCTTAACTACCATAGAAGAGTCGTACCACATAATATCTGAATCTAAGATGAGTCTATCATCTTCGCTCATAATCCTAAGCATCATCTCTTGTTGGAAACTTCCTGTTCTGTTTTCTAATAAAGCATTAGAATAAGTTTCGTTTAAGAAATCATAACTAAACCTATCATCCCAAGCACCTTTAAACTCTTCCTTAGTACATGGAAACTTCTCACAAACAGGGAAAGCATTCACTTTCCAAGCACCAGACTCGATAGCCTTATACAAAGGGTCACCACTATGGAAAGGAGTACCAGACCATATAATTTTATGCTTAGGAGCCATAGCGTACTGCATAGCGTTACCAATAACTGTTTCAATACGTGCCAATGCTGAAGGGCTTCGTGCATCATCATCTCCTACAATATCATCTAGAATAGCTAGTTGAGGTCGTTGATTATTAGCTTGAGTACCACGAATACCTGACTTAGCCCCATAACCATATACTACAAACTTCTCACCCTCACTATTAACAAACTTCCACCTACTATCTGTAAATGAACTCTTACCTATCATCTTCTTAAGGAATGGGCTGTTCTCAATCCTATTCTCTAAGTTATCTCTCATGTTCTTTACACCATTCTCCATACTATCTGAAATATAAATAGCGAAGCCAATGGTTCCATAATTAGGTAACCTTCCACCAAATACTGCTAAGTACAATATAAGATAACTCTTTAGAGTAGTATTATGAGTAACAACATAATCACCTGCTAAGAACGTATGGCTCTCATGTTCTACTTCTAAACACTGACTAGACTCCAAAGCAATACTCTCAATACTCTTAACCTTAATACTATTAGAAGGATTATCATATACCCAAACATCTGCAATACTTGCAGTTCTAAAGGGGGCAACACCTAAAGAGAAAGTAACCAAGTAAGTAGTCATATTTCCTAAGTTAACTAACGTACCTTTTCCACCTAATGAATAAACTAACTCTAATACTTGTTCTGCTAATGTACCTGACTTAGAAACAATATAAGCTAACCCTTCTGAACTACTGCCTCTAGAATCCATTAAACCCTGTAACAAAGCTAACCTCTGCACTTTACTAGAGTGCATCCATTCATCAGGGATAACCTTAGTAGCGGGAGTCAACATATAAGGCTTATACATCTCTTCATCAGGCATAGGGACAACATGCCCATGAGCTCTAGAAATATCTACAGTACTATCAGGAAAGTCCTCAGCACTACTCGTAGGAATACGAATAAAGTATCTACTAGAATAAATATCCCCAGTAATACGAACACCTCCACCTAAAACCATTCCCACATAATACGGGTCTTCTAAACTTACATACTCTGGATACTCAGCCCCACCTGTCAATGGAAACTCTATATTAGGCATACTTAATAACTCTAACGTAGTCTTCTGCTCCGTAGTCCAGACCTTTTCTACATCATCATAAACAACCACCTCATTGATATGGTCTTCACTAACCTTAAGTGTTCTACCGTCTTCCAAAGTAATCTTATACATTGGCT